CCGCTCTCATTTACACCGCCGTTTCCGAATGCCACATGGGTAATGACGGCCAGCGGCTTTTCCGGGTCGCTGGCTGCCATGCATAGTTTCCTGCGGCGTGTCTTTGTGATTACACTGTTTTCATTCATTAAAACTCCTCCTGCACGATTTGAGCATTAAATTTACGGGAGCCATCAAATGAGGCAGTCCCATCAAAGGCATACCAGCTATCCATGGTCAAGGTGCCATTGATTTTTTCCCGGATAGGGAAGCCGGTGCGAATAGACATGGCCGGGAAAGTGATCCCGCTGAAGGACTGGTTGAACAAGATGCTGCCGTCAAAATCAGCCTCGCCGTCAAACCGCACAACCCGTTGACCTCTGGTGTTAGCAAAGCGGGAGCGTATCTTCAGGCGGTATAGAGACACCTCGACTTTGTTCTCTATTCCGATGGGCCGAAACGCCCCCACAATGTCGAATGTCAGGTGGGCCGGTTTGATTTCATCAATCTGCCGGATCAGCTCCGACAGGTCTGGAAAAACGCCTTCAAACAGCATATAAACGATGACAGTGAAGGCGTACTGGCTGAAATGCTCCACCACCGCCCCATCGCACCCCGTAACAATTGACACCATCTCCCGGATGGCCTCCACGGTGGTGGTGCCCCGCGTGTTCAGCTTTGCCAGCACCTTGGCCCGCCGCGCCTCCAGGCTCTCTGTGGTATTGACCGGAAGCTCAAACAGGCTCTCGTGTCGGGGAAGCAGGAAGGTGCTGGTGCTAATATTTAACTGCTGTTCCAGCGCAGCAATGGTACGCTGCATCTGCGTCAGTTCCGTCTGCTCGGCCTGGAGCAGATCTGCCATTTGCTCCATCGTCCGCACCCGCTTGGGGAGCATGAAGGCATCATTGATCGGCACTGATCTCCACCTCCTCCAGCGTGAAAAATTCCTCATAGTTGGATGTGAGGGAAGAAATCTCTCCATTCAGGGTATAGCTGATAATATCTGCCACTCCGGCCACGCCGAAGATGAGGTCGCCGATCCGGTAATAGCTGATGCTGCTCTTCCGGTTTTCATCGCCCCGGACAGGAGCCGTATCAAAATCCTCCCGGTTTACGCTGTCGATATAACTCTGCAGCGCCGCCTGGACATTTTGGCGGATGTCTGTGATGTTGTACCCGCTGGCCACCTTGACTGTGACCACCACGGTGGCGGCCTTGGGCGTGGCGGCCACTACCGTCACCTCCGCTCCAATCTGGCGTTCCTCCTCAATGTGGGCCTCCACATTTTCCAGAATCACTTCGTCCGGCGCACCGTACTTGTCGGAAAGGATGATCACCTTTACCTTGCCAGCTCCGCACACTTCAGCGCCCAGGCACTTGGCTCCGCCTACGCCGGACACCTGTTTCGCCCAATAGATAAAGTGGTTCCGGTTCCCACTGGTGATGGGCCTCCGGATCTTCTCCAGCACTCGGCTGCGGAAGGAGTCATCTCCCTCAGCCTCCGCACCGCCGCCGAATGGCGCGGTGTTGGTAACGGAGGTCACGCCAGCAATGGCCATACGCAGGGCTGTGATGGTGCCGATGGCCACATTCCCCACGGTGCCCGCCGTCTGGCACTTAGCTCCCACTTCACAGTAGCCTTCCGCGTTGATCTGTGCCGCTGCAGTGGTTTCAAAGACCAGTGTGCCATACAAGACCTCTGTGCCCAGCGGGATGGCCGTACCCGCCTCCCCGGTAAAA